GTCCTGTCACGCTCGCTAACGGATCGCGTGTCCTGCTCACCGGAGAAGGCACATACATGACAGTAGAGGAATCCAATAATGGCTGGTGAAGCAACTATCTGGTTCACGGGATTCGTACAGAAAGATCCCGAGTTGAGGTTCATGCCCAACGGAGATGCCGTATGTAACATCACCGTGAAGGTAACGCCGCGAAAGAAGAAGAACGGCGAGTGGGGAAAGGGTGAAGCATCCTGGTATCGCGTCGCGGTGTGGCGTGCCGCAGCGGAAGCAGTCGCAGAGCATGTACGCGCAGATGATCGCGTGCTGGTGGCTGGTGTCCTGGAGATGACCTCCTTTGAGAAAGACGGCGTGAAGCGATCCATCCCCGAAGTTACCGCCGATGCGATCGGCGTTATCCCGAAGATGCAGAAGCCTGAAGCATCACAGTCCAAGCAGAACGATCAAGGAGATCCCTGGTGATGAACGATATGAGCAACGAGTTCCCGACTAACGTGTTCGTTGCGCCGCACGCTCCGCAGCCCGTGGCCCCTGAGCCTGCCCCTGCGCCAGCAGGAGACACGTTCCAGGGGGATGTCGTGGATAGTCTGGATGCAGCGGCGATCCTGCGCGTTACGCCGAATAATCTCCGGCAGATCGTCCACAAGAAGCAACTCATTACGGTTGGAAAGCGCGGACGCAGGACACTGTTCAACCGTGCGGATGTGGAAGCACTCGCAGCCACGCGGGGGCAGGCGTGAAGATTGAGAAGGTGAAGTGCGACAGCCTGAAGTTCGATCCGGCTAACGCACGCCAGCACTCCGACCGGAATCTGGAAACCATCCAGAAGTCGCTCACGCAGTTCGGGCAGAGGAAGCCCATCGTGGTCTGGAAAGACACGGTGATCGCTGGTAACGGAACGCTCCGTGCGGCGATGTCCCTGGGCTGGGCTGACATTGAGATCACGCGAGTCCCCGAAACCTGGACGAAGGATCAGATCACCGCGTATGCCGTGGCAGATAACCGCAGCAGCGATCTCGCCAGTTGGGATGAGGAAGTTCTGCTGGACATCCTGGCTGAACTCAGCGAGAACGATCTGATTGAAGCATCCGGCTTCACGGATCAGGAGATAGATGATCTTCGTGCATTCGTAGAGGAAGCGATGCCGGATGTGACTCATCCGCTTAATGTCACAAGCCTCCCTGGTATTTCTGAACTGGCAGAGCGTTACGCTAATAAGACGACGCGCCAACTGGTCAGCGACTACCCGAATCATGTGTTCGTCTGGGTGGTGGAACGGCTGGGGAAGTTGCGACTGGAGCGCGACTTCGACAGTAACAGTCAGGCGATCGTCTACCTGCTGGAGCAGTACTACGGAGAGGCGGCACCAGAATGGACTACAGAGTCCTAACAGCGCAGCGCGTGATGACGCGCAAGGAAGCAGACGAGTACGTCGGCACCGACGTCCCAGAGTTACAGCCGAACGTCACGGAGTCCTGCATCTACACGGATGCGGAAACTGGAGAGCCGTTATTCGCGTATCTGGCGATGCCGCGTCCGGTGGTGGCTGCGCTGCGGAAGGCTGTCCTGCGGATCAAGTACGGTGAGACTAAGCGTGCCGGGACAGGGATGAACAACCTGTCGCGCACGTTCGGTATGTCTCCGCGTAAACCGCTGGCGCAGCGTGACTCCTGCCGACCCTACTTGCTGTCACAGGAAGATCCTGAAGCGCACGCAGTTGTCTGCGGAACTTCCTACGCGCTAATGGAGCAGTTGAAGGAGATCTTCCCGGACATCTACACCAGCGATGAAGCGACCATCAAGGAGGTCGCGGATGAATGGCGTATGGCAGAGGATTCCCTGTGGACGAGCGGCGTCATCAACAAGACGAGCGTTCTGCCATACCATCGGGACGGATTCAACTTCGCCACTTGGTCCGCGATGCCAGTCATGCGCCGTAATGTTACTGGCGGGTATCTTCACATCCCTGAGTACGATCTGTGCTGCGAAGCACGGGACGGTTACGCGCTCTACTTCTGCGGATACAAACTGCTTCATGGTGTGACGCCAATGACGCAGACGCAGAAGGACGGATACCGTTACAGCGTCGTGTATTACGCGCTGCGCGGGATGAAGGACTGCTTCACATACGCGGTGGAGACAGCGCGTGGGCAGGACAAGCGGACAGAGCGTGAAGATAACGTTGCTGCTGCTATCCGTGGAGAGCGACCGTTCATCACGGATGAGAACCTGAAGTCGCTGCGTCCCCTGAAGGGGCTGATCGCGCAGGAGCAGACGCCGTGAAGATCTTCGTATTCGGTTATGACCGCTACGACAGCACGACAACGAGCGGGATGCTGGAGCAAGAGAACATCGACCACATCATGCTCGTCCACAATGAGGAGCAGCGGCAGGGCTTCATCGCTGGTGGCAGGGTGAACCCTTCCCGGCTCCTAGTTACTGGCGAGCCTGCTGGCCTGTCTAACAACCGTAACGCTGCGCTCTCCATGATGGATGACGGAGAGTGGGCGATGTTCCTGGTAGATGACTTCAAGTCTGTGTCCGAACTGCGCGATTACGACACAACGTATGAGGAAGTCCTGGATATCACGACGCAGAACGTGAACGAGTGGGGTAAGCGGTTCAAGAATCCAATCACGATGGCGGAGTATGTGAAGCGTGCCGAACAAGGTACGCGCTACTCCGACAGGATGGGCTGCAATCTGCTCGGTTTCGCTGGCATAGATAACGCTCTCTTCCGGCGCAGGAAGTGGGCGCTGAACGTTCTCGCGGACGGACGCGCCTGGATGGTGAAGAAGACGCATCTGCGCTTCGACACTAACGTCCAGTTGATTGACGATCTGTGCTGGACGGCGCTGAACATCAAGGAGTTCGGCATCGTGATCGTGAACCAATGGGTGCTACCGGATTGCAGGCGTTACACCGCTGGCGCTTTCGGGAGCCGTGAGCAGCGGATGCCGCAGAAGATGCGGGAAGCGAAGTACCTAGTGGATACATACCCGGATCTCATCACATACAAGAAGAAGGCTGGATGGCCCGATGGATCGCACGTTGTCCTCAGGCCGCATAGACCTTCACGCCATAAAGACTGACCCGTTAGGGGTGACTCATGAAGAAGCGCATAACGATCATCACGTTCATTCTCGGTTTCATGTTCGGATGGTTCATCCTGGCACCAGCAGCAGCGCAGGCGGGGCAATGTCGCGTGGTGAAGGTTCTGGAAGGCGCTGGTTTCACGGGAAACAAACTGCGGATCGCATACGGGATCGTGATGCGGGAGAGCAAGGGGCAGAACCTTTCCGAAAGCAGTCCATGGTATTCAGGTGCCCTGGGGTACTGGCAAGTACAGACATCCGCGCACTCCGGGAAGTGGTGGTGGAGCCGTGCCGCGATGCTGAATCCTGCGCGACAGAGCCGCATCGTGTATCTGCACATGAGCAATAAGGGAACGTACTGGACACCCTGGGGGCTGACGCCTAATGGTTTGGGACTGGATACTTCGCATTACGGATCGTGGTCTTCGTGGCAACACCAGAACTGGATATGGATTCCTTACAAGCGATACTACGATGCCTTCCCCTACAGATGTGTCCAGCGTTAGCGGGGCACCATCGCAGTACGACATCGTTCGTATGGCTGCGTACTCCGGTGCGCGGAAAGAGACGTACGACGAGTTGATCGCGGAACTAACGCAATATGCGTTACACTCTCCTGTAACGGAACGCGCTGGTTCCCACGAGATAGCGGATTATCTATGGGTGGTTATCAACGAGTGGCAGAGCAGAAGGCCGAAGTAAGGTGCGCTGCTCCGGGATGCCAGAACCAGTTACACAATGCGGCGTTCAGGATCCTTTCCGGCGCTGGCGAGATACACGACTTCTGTAACAAGACTTGCCTACGCGAGTTCATGAAGGGGTTACTAACATGACCATAGAGATCAACGACCTAGTAGATGAGGCATACCAGCGCGGAGCGATTGAGGGTTATCGCAAGGGACGCGAGGATGCAGCCGTGGCACTCCACGATCTCGCGATGCGTGAAGAGTGCCGTTACGTTAGGACGGACTGGCTGAACCATGAGGACGGGCAACGCGAGCGACCTGACCGCTGGGTGTCAGCGACGCACGCCGTAGGCGTGGCACGCGGCGAACTGTAGCCATCCGCGTTATCCTCTGGGAAACGATTACTAAGGAGTGTCATGTCGGGCAAGCGTTCTGCGCTACTGCTCACCGACGAGGTACACGACCGCATTGTCGGAACGCTGCGCCTCGGTAACTACGTGGAACATGCCGCGTCATACGCTGGTATCTCCCGCGCAACGCTGTACAACTGGCTGAAGAAGGGGGATGTCGCCAGGGATAAGCGTGAGTCAGGGGAACTGCTGGATGAGACAGAAGAGCGTTACGCGAAGTTCGCGGAGGATGTGGACAACGCACGCGCCACCGCCATCGTCCGTAACGTGTCCATCATTCAGCAGGCAGCGCAAACTAACTGGCAGGCCGCTGGGTGGTGGCTGGAGCGCACGGCACCGCAGCACTTCTCCCGACAGGTCCGCACCGAACTATCCGGCCCGAACCAGGGACCAGTCCAGGTATCTGTCACGCGCGATGAACTGATTGACGAGATCACGCGCCTCCTAGACGTAGTGGTAACGGAAGATGGGGATGACGCCTGAGCAACTGCTCCGCGCCACGCCACCTGACCGCAGGGGCGCTCTGATCGAACGCATGAGCGACACCACCCTGGAGGCGCTGGTGCGTGAACTGCGCGGAGGGGTGGACCCAAGATGGGCACGCTACCGTAACGATCCCGTGGGATTCGTAACAGATGCGTTAGGTGAAAGTGTCTGGAGCAAGCAGATAGAGATCCTGGAGTCAGTCCGGGATAACAAGCGCACCGCTGTCCCCGCGTGCCACGCACCAGGGAAGTCACACATCGCTGCCAGGGCTATCGCTTGGTGGATCACCGTACACGCGCCCGAGACGGTCCGTGTAGTCACGACAGCGACCACATTCCGGCAAGTCCGTGGAATCCTGTGGCCCCACATTCGGAGGCTCCACGCAGCCCACAATCTGCCCGGTGAAGTGCTGACAACTGAGTGGAAGATTGACGACAT